CAGTATCGTATTCAGCGTGTTTACCTGAATTAGGTAGTATTGATTTAGTCATAAATAGGTCTCCAATCTATATCTTCATATGAACGTAGGATACGAGCTAGTTTGGCATTAGTTTCAAACTCATTCTTAGTATGCCCTGCTTTTAAGAAAGCAGCTTCAACGGCTTCCCAACTGTAACCATTAATATCTAACCACTTCTTAGCTGTCTTTTCACCGTAGCCTTTAGCTCCTTTGTAGTTATCAATAGTATCTCCTGTCAGCGTCTGTATCATAAGATACTTGTCTGCTTCTCTGAGTGATATACGTTGCAACTTGTTATCACGAAACAGATTACATGGAATTGTGAGGAAGTCTTTGTCTGCTGCCCATATAACTTTGTTATAATCATCAGCTGCCCAAATACCTAGTAGATCATCAGCTTCAAATCCGTCTTCTAGTTTAGCATCATGATTATCAAGTAGATACTGACGACAGAACTTCAGACCTAAAGGCTTACGTGCTTTTCTATTCCCTTTGTAGGCAGGGTATAGACTAAGTCTAAAGTTGTTAGGACTGGAAAGAGCTACACGATACTCATCAGCTCCAGTATCTCGATGTGCCTTGTCAATATAACCTTCAATAACAGAGCTTAACTCAGCTTCAGAACTGGTAAGACTCCATGTGTCCTCATCCCATTTGAACTCCTGTTCACAGGCGAATGCAGCAGAGTATGCTATCTGGTCTCCATCAATTAGTACAATCATTTTTAGTTAGTAGTAGGTGTGGTATAAGTTTAAGATCTTCTGGTTTTATCTTTGTTATCAAATCATGTCTGCCCCATTTCTTACGAGAATAAACTTTGTATGTGCAATCTTCATTACTGCCTACTTCATCCTCTTTATCAACTAGCCTATCTACTAGTTCAATGAGATCTTCCTTCTTTACAATAACAAAATACTTTTGTCTTTCAAAAGCAAAATGGGTAGCCTCGCCATAGAGCCACCCAACTTTACCTTGCACATTCTTTAACTCAATCCAGATACACTCTGGATTCTTTATGGACTTAACGTCTATCTGCATTCTAACATCACAGAAAAAATCAACATGATTGAATTGTTCCTGTAGTGTTGCTTGTCTGCTACAACTGGAAAAGAATTTATCGAACATATACTTGAACAGAATCTCTGCCTTGTGTCCCATCTCGCTGCCTCTACCTGTTATATCAAACTTATTTTTATATGCCATATTTAGTGTGTCTCTGCCCAGTTCTTGCCTATGCTATACTCTCCATCTAGAGGACAGCGAAACTCTAATATCTTACCTGCTTCTTTAATCCCATCACAGAATGCCTGTCCCAAATCATCTGCGTGTTCCTTGTCACAACTAAACTGAACCTCATCATGGATGTTACCATGTAGTTCGTAAGGATGCTGTGCTAGTTTTGCAAACTCAACCAGAGCTTGCTTCATGATCACAGCTCCTGCACTTTGCAGTAAAAGATTGACTGCACTATGTGGAGAACGACAGGCAAGGATACGTCCATCCAACCCTCGCAGGCTCTTGTTGAGTTGTACGTTACGTTCCACAGCAGTAACCAGCTTCTTGATAGCAGGTATCTTTTCAAAGAAAGAAGTCTTTAGCCGCTTACCGTCAGCACGAGAGCCACCTACAATAGAACCTATCTTGGCATCTCCTGCTCCATACAGGAAAGCATATATGAAAGTCTTAGCTTGGTCTCTGTTATCTAGTCCTGCTGCGTTCTGGTTGGCTGTATGAATATCACCTTCAAGTATCTCTTTAGCATATGCTCCATCATCCCACTTCCATAGGTAGTGAGCCAAACATCTCAGCTCTAGTCCAGATGCGTCAGCACCAACTAATACTTTACCCTTTGGGGCAGTGAATAACTCTCTGCACTCCTTGCCGTAGGGCGCACGAGATGCAGGTACTTGTGCTACGTTAGGATGGTTGTGGGTACATCTACCTGACACAGCTCCGTTAGTATTCACGCTTCCATGTATGCGTTCATCCTTTGATAACTTGAGCCAAGCTTGTTGCCCCTCACTAAGCTGACCTAGACGTTTAGATACCATCAGATATTCGCATAGTTTCAAAGCGACAGGAGTGCCTATAGTTTTTAGGACAGCCTCATTGATAGCAGGACGCTTACCTTCGTATGCCTCTGGCTTCCATCCATCAGCTATCAACCGTTCAGCTATTTGATCACGACTGTTAGGATTGAATGGAATCTCTCTTGTCTTCTGCTCTCCCTTTTCAACTTGATTAGGTTTTAACCCTGCTTCTACTGCTGCTCTCTTGGTAGCATACTTGTTTCCTTTCTTATCTACATACCAGTAGGTTTTCATCTTCTGAATAGTAGGAGGAAACATATCCTGCATCTCTGTCTTTATCTTAACTCGTTCAGAAGTAAGAACAGCACACAGCTTCTCAGCCTTCTTCTCATCGAACGGAAACCCATTAGTCTCTTGTTCTTTAATGAGGGCAGCAAACTTATGCTCAAGGTTCAGCATCTGTTTGGAGGGATCATTCTTCATCAAGTGATAGAACAAAGTTTTGGTTACATTCACATCCTGCTCGCAATATGTAATCATCTCAGGAGTTAACTTCTCCCATGTCTCTGTCTCCCCATGAGTATCCTTCATAACACCTAGACGATAGCCCCAACTCTTTAGGCTATGTCTACCTACCAACTCCTTTGGAAAGTCTTTACGTTTGAAGTCACTCTCTCTTATGTCTGCAAAGATACAGCGAGACATAATCATTGTGTCTATAACTCTCTTGTGAGTGAAGCCGTATAACTTTTTCAAAGCAGGTAAATCAAAACCAATGACATTGTGTCCACAGATAGCATCAGCCTTAGACATATAGTCTAACAGCTTCTCAATACGATCAGGAGTTGAACAGCTTATCATGCGATTCTTATCCACATCGAAAGCAGAGATAACAAACATCTCTTTTAAATCAGACAGTTTATCCCAGTCTGTAATGGCGTTTGTTTCTATATCAAAGAATATCATCTATTTTGTTTTTATATAATACGGTGTAGGTGTAGGGTAAAGTGCCAACAACATTGAAGCTTATCCATTCAGCTGCTTCTTCTTCTGTCATTCCTTGCTTCTTGAATACTTTAATAAGTTTCCAATAGTCGTAGACCAAGTATCCTCGTTGGTCTGTGCCTATGACAGCTTTGTCGCATCCATGAAATCTTATTGCTTCTTCGTCTATCATAATTCTATTGCATCTAATTCTTGTAATCTACCAGTGTCAATGTCGAACTCTAAGAAACAAGCGAGACCTGTCTCTCCACTAAATCTATTCTTCAGTATTCGAACAGTGCTTTGATTCTTTAGGTCTTCGTCTTGTTGGTTTCTTTCGATACCAATCACCATGTCTGATAGCTGACCTAGTCCTGCTGAACCACGTAGATGTCCAAGAGAAATCTCTCTGCCTTCCTCAAAGCCTCTACCCTCTGGTCTCTTCAAGTGACTAACAAGTAGCATACCTACCTGCGTCTCCTCAACAAGAGAACGTAGCTTAGTCATGAGCATATCAATCATCTTACGTTCATCTCCGTCCTGTCCAGAGACGACGATAGATACGTGATCAAGGAATACCCACTTGCATCCCAGAGCTTTGTTCATGTATCGAATGCGATTGATTAGGTTGTCTGATTCTATAGATCCCCAATGGTCATAGGTAACATAGTTACCAGAGCCTACAGTAGCATCGTATGATTCTTTTAAATCTTCTTCTGGCGGTAACTCGTCAAGCAGATGCAATGGTCTGTTAGCATGGATACCCATTAGTCCTAAAGCAGTACGCTTGATGCTTTCCTCCAGAGCTATGTAACCTACCTTCTCTCCTTGATTAAGTAGTGAGTATGCAATCTCTCGACAGACGCTTGACTTACCTACACCAGACCCTGCACAGAAAGTAACGATCTCTCCTACACGTAGTCCTCTAGTAATTTTGTTCAGTCCTTCGTATGGATACTTAGCACTCTCTACTTTCTCAACTGTGCTAACCTTCTGCCACATATCCTCACCCAGTACGATACCATCTGGACGATAGGTTTGTGCATTCCAGAATGCTTGCGTGATGGCAGCAGGATTGCTCTTCATCAATACCTCGTTCGCATCCTTCTCTGGTAGTCTAGCTATCTTAGCCTTACCTACAGACAGGATAGAGGCACAGGTCTTGGATGCCTGCACTCCCTGCTCATCCATGTCGAACATGATTATCACATTCTGAAAACTCTCAAAGTAATCCAGATGTTTCTTGAAAAAGTTTGGCGCACTCTGCGCTCCGTTAGGTATAGAAACAACAGGATACTTACCTTCAAATACTTCAGCAACAGACAGGCAATCAAGCTCCCCCTCTGTTA